ATTTCCAAGTACACCCAAGGCAACGACGCGGACCACCTCAACAAGACCGCGACCGGCATTTCCATGATTATGAACGCCGGTTCGCTGCCCATGAAAGAGGTTATCCAGAACATTGACGAAATGTGGATCGAGCGGATTATCGACGGCCTCATCGACTGGAACATGCAGCACCTCGAGCCGCAAACCGTCGCCGTCCTGCTGGGCGACCAGCACGCCCAACGCTGGGCCGAGATCCAGCAATTCGGCAAAACCTCGTTCATGGCGTGGAAAGCGACCGGCTCGGCCACGTTCATGACGAAAGAAATCCTCATGCAGAAATTGCAAGGGTTCCTCCAATTGTGCCTGGCCTCCCCGCTCACCGCCGACAAGGTGGACGTGCGCGAGCTGCTCGAACAAGTGTGGGAAGCCGGCGAGGTGGGCAAGGAATCGCCCGTCCTGGACGACGAAACGATTAAGCAGCGCCAGGCGCAGGCCGGCGGCCAGATCCCGCCGCAAATTCAGGACGCATTGACCAAGCAAGAGGCGCTCATCCAATCGCTGGAGGCCAAGCTCCAGGACCGCACCAGCAAAGAGGCGATCGAGGCGGCCCGCCTGCAGATTCAGGACCGGGACTCCCGCGTCAACGCCGAGGCCAAGCTCGCCGGCGTGGAGCTCACCGAGGCGCAGCGCGACCAGATCCAGGCGCAAATTCTCACGCTGGTGCAAGCCGCGCTCGGCCAGGCCGCGCCCCAGCTCATCCAGGCGGCCCAAACGCTCGAGGATCCCGGCACCGACACGCCGCCGGCCGTCCCGCCTGTCCAGATCCCGCAACCGGCCCCCGTGGCCTCGCCTGCTGCGCCTGACCCGGCCGCCGCACCCGCCGACCAGGTGCCGGCATGACGGACGACCAGCAAGCGGAGCTCCGGGCCCGCATCGACCAGGTGCAAAGCGCGCTCAACGCCTTGCCGGGCGCGTGGGCACCGCTGGCCCGTGAATTCGAGCGGATCCGGGCCGAAAAGGTGGCCGCGCTCGTCACGCGGAACAACGAGCAAACCCGCGGCGCCGTGAAACAGATTGACGAGGTGTTGCAATTGCCCAATAATTTACGCGAGGAATTATTGAGTTTGGTCAATTCATTACCGGATAACGGCGAATCGACCGGACATTAACCGGATTACCGGGGCAACCCGGCCCAATGGAGAAGTGAAAGTATGTCGACCGAAAACCAAGGCGCACAAAGCTACGACGAGATTTACCAGGCCGAAATGGCCCGCCTCGACGCCGAGGCCGCCGCCGCATCGGGTGCAACCGCACAAGGCGCCGCGACGACTACCTCGACCGACGAGCCGGCCGTCCACGCCGAACCGGCCCCAGCGGCAAACCCGGACGCCAACGGCGACCCGGCACCCGCCGCCAAGACCCCGACCGCCGATGAACGCCTCGCCACGCTGGAGCGCGAGCTCGAAAGCACGAAAAAGGCGCTCAACGACACCAAGGGATGGGCCAGCCGTAGCGCCGCCGAGGTGAAACGCCTCAAGCAAGAGCAGGAGGCACGCGACCGCGCAGCGAACCGCCCCCAAGTCCTGGACGACAATCCGGGCCTCGAGGAGGCTGTCCGCTACGTGACGGGTGCTCCGGCCGCTGGAAAGCCCGCACACGACCCGGACGCCTGGGCCGAGGCCGTGGGAACCGCGCTGCCGGGCCTGGACGCCCTGCTCGAGCAAAACCCGGACCTGACCGCCAAGGCAACCGCCAAGGCCAAGGAGCTGGGCGCGGCGTGGAACGACCCGCTTGTCGCAATCCGCGAGTTGAGCGCGCTGCAGATCGAGCACGAGCGGGCCCGCGTGGCCATCGCTGCCCGTGAAGCTGCCGCGCGCGACCACGCGCAACGCAAACAGAAACAAACCGCCATGACGGTGCCGGGGGGCGGAGCGTCCCGCCAAGCCCCGCCCGTCGACCAGGCACAACGTTACGCAACCATGAGCCGCGAGGATTTCGCAAAAGAACGCGCCCGCGTGCTCGGGTTCTCTTAATTTCTTCATTGGGAAATAAATCATGCCTACCATGACCACGGGGAATATCCCCCCAGCAATTCAAGCGTTTTACGATCGCAACCTCCTGGACCGCGCCATCCCGGCGGACGTGCACGGCCGTTTTGGCCAGGTGCGACCGATCAAGACCCGCTCCGGCAATCAAATCAAGTTCCGCCGCTACGAGTCCCTGGCGCCGGCCACCACGGCCCTGACCGAGGGCGTTACCCCGGCCGGCAATTCGCTGACCGTTACCGACGTCACCGCCAACCTGGCGCAGTACGGCGATTTCCTGACCGTTTCCGATATGGTCGACCTGACCAACCAGGACCCGGTGCTGACCGAAGCCGGCACTGTGCTGGGCGAGCAGGGCGGCGTTACCGTCGATATCGTGCGCCGCGACGTGCTCGTCGCCGGCACCAATGTGATTTACTCGAACGGCACCACCCGCGGCGGCCTGACCAACCCGATTGACAGTATCGCCCTGCGCACCGCCATCCGGGCCCTGAACCGCCAGAACGCCAAATTCGTGCGCGACATGGTATCGGCTACCAACGGCATCGGCACCCAGCCAATCCGCGCGGCCTATATCGGCCTGGTGCACCCGGACACCGAGGCCGTGCTCGAGCAGATCACCGGCTATATCCCCGTGTCGAACTACTCGTCCGCCATGAAGGCCGAGGACGACGAAGTGGGCGCATTCCGCAACGTGCGTTTCTTCCGCTCGACCAACTGCAAAGTGTTCCCGAACACCGGCGCAGCGATCGGCGCAGCGGGCCAGATCAGCACCGGCGGCGTGAACAACGACGTTTATGCAACGCTCATCATTGGCGCCAACGCTTACGGCGTGTGCCCGCTGGCCGGCAATGCAATGCAAAACATCATCAAGCCGCTGGGCTCGGCCGGCGCCGCGGATCCGCTGAACCAGCGCGCCACGTCCGGCTGGAAAACGATCACGACCACGAAAATCCTCAATGACGCGTGGATGATTCGCATCGAGCACACCAACCCCAACACCCTGACCTAATCGAGCGCGGCATGTTTGTGGGCGGCCAGTACGGCGCCCGCTTTTTTCCTGCCCTCTAACCTACGGAACCCAACACCATGACCCGCGACGAATTGAACGCCAAGAACAAAGCCGACCTCCTGGCACTGGCCACCGGCGCCAGCCTGCCGGCCACTCCGGCAATGACGAAAAACGACCTGGTGGAGCTGCTGCTCGCCAATGCGCAGCTGTCCGCCGCCACCCCGGCACCGATCCCGGCCCCCGCGGCCACCGAAACCCCTGCCCCGGCGCCTGCCGCTGCCGACGACCTGGCCACCCAAATGGCCGCCATGCAGGCCCAAATGGCCCAATTGCTGGCTTTGAACGCCTCGCAAGCGGCCGACCTGGCGCAGGCGCGCGCCGCTACCGCCGCGGCGATCGTGCCGGAGGCGCTGGTCCCGGACAATGGCGAGGGCCTGCCGAAAGAGGGCGCGCTCCGTGCCCTGGACGGCTCGCTCGCCGGTTCGCGCAAAATGCGCGTCACCGTCATGGCCACCGAGTCCGAGAAAGAGGACGTGAAAGTCGGCGTGAATGGCCACCTGGTCCAGATCAAGCGCGGCGTGCCCGTCATCGTGGACGCGGCCTACGTCGAGGTGCTGCGCAATTCGACCATCGACACCATTGTCGAGGACGAAAACGGCAAACGCTCGCAAGTGCAAATGCAGCGTTACCCATTCACCGCCGAGCCGGCCTAAGCAACCATGGCCGCATTGACCCGCGCGAAAATTGCCGAGAAGGCGCTCCAGAAAGTTGGCAACCTGGCGCGCGGGGAAACGGCCAACCCGGACGACCTCCAAATCGCCCTGGACGCGCTGGGCCGCCTCATTTCGGCGCTGCCGGTGCACGGCTACACCTGGCCGGATCCGCTACCCGCTACGGACACCCAGCTCGGGGAGCATTGGGACGAGGCGCTCATTTTGGGCGTGACGGCCGAGATTGGCGACGAGTTCGGCGCCGACCTGACCACCACGGGAATGCGCCTGCAGCAATGGGCGGGCCTGCGCAAACAGCTCATCAGCTACGACGCCCCCGACCTGCCGGACTGTATCTCCGTGGACGAAACGCCCCACGGCCTCGCGCCGGCATGGGTATGAACCTGACGTCCGTTTCCTACTCGGGCGAGCTGGACGCGCGCTCCACCCTGCGCCGCCAGATTTTTGCCCTCGAGGCGGCCATCCTCGAGAAAGAGCAACGGGATTGCCCCGTCGTGCACCACTACGCCCCGGGCGTCTACGTGCGCGAAATGCGTGTCCCGCCCTGGACGGTGCTGACGGGCGCCATCCACAAAACCGAGCACCTGGCCATGCTCATCCAAGGCCGCATTGAGGTGCTCACCGAGGACGGGCTCCAGGTGCTCGAGGCACCGTGCACGATCCTATCCCGCCCCGGCATCAAGCGCGTGGGCCGCACTTTCGAGGAGGGCGCCACGTGGTCGACCGTCCACGCAAACCCGGACGACTGCCGGGACATGGACGTCATTGTCGAACGCCTGTGCACCACCCCAAACAGTGAGCTACTCGGCAACCGCGTGGCCGCCCTGACCAACACCAACGAGGTGCCCTTATGTCTCTAGGAATTACCGCGGCCGGCTGGGCCGCAATCGGCGCCGTAGGCGTGACGGGCGCAAGCATTTACGGCTCGAACAAGGCGGCCAACGCGCAGGAGCAGGCCGCGCAGGGCGCGCAGGCCACGAGCGACCGCCAGTTCGACATTTCCCGCTCGGACACGCTGGCGCAGCTGGCCCAAACGCGCGAGGATCAGGCGCCCTACCGCGAGGCGGGAAAATCCGCGCTGGCGCAGATCATGGCGGGCGTGGGCACCGGGGGCCAGTTCTCCGGAACGTTCGACGCCAATAGCCTGGCCAAGGATCCCGGCTACGCTTTCCGCCTGCAGGAGGGGGAGGCCGGGATCAACCGTGGCGCCGCCGCCTCCGGAATGAGTGGTTCTGGCGCCGTCCTCAAGGCCCTGGCCCGTTTCAACAGCGGCCAGGCGTCCCAAGAGTACGGCGCGGCATTCGATCGCAACAGCACCACGTTTAACCGCCTGGCCAGCCTGGCCGGCATCGGCCAAACCGCGACCAACGCCACGCAAACCGCCGGCACGGCCGCCAATGGCCAGCTCAACACGCTGGGCACGAATTACACCGGCAACACCATCAACAACCTGGGCGCCATGGGCGAGGCGCGCGCGTCCGGCTACGTGGCCACCTCCAACGCGCTGGGCTCAGGTATCAAGAACCTTTACAACGCCTACCAGGCGGGCCCCTGGACCACCGGCGGCGGCTCCGGTTCCGTGGAAAACGTACTCATCTAAGGGCGAAACATGGCAACGAATACCATTGCACTACTGGCGCGACCGCCGGAAATCGACCCGCTCGAGGTGCCGACCAAACAAGCCAACCTCAAGCAATTGGCGCTCCAAAACGCCGAGGGCGGGCTCAAACTCGACGCCGCGCGCCAAGACCTGGCCGACAATCAAAGCGCACGGGCCGCGCTGCAGGCGGACCCCTCGGGCGGGGAGGGCTATCTCAAGGGCCTGGCCACCGCGGGCAACGTGAAGGGCTATTTCTCGGGCCTCAAGGCGACCGCCGACGCGGCCAAAACCAAGGCTGAAACGGCCAAGGACTCGGCCACCGCGGGCAAAACGGAGCTCGAGGCCATCAACCTGCGCACGCAACGTTACCGCGACGCGCTGGGCAATGTAGGCGACCAGGCCGGCGCCGCGGCATGGGTGCAGGGCATGTATTCCGACCCGCACCTCGGCCCCGTCATCGCCAAAGAGCTGGGCTCGGTGGAGCAGGCCGTCGCGCGGATCCCGGACCCGGCCAAGGATCCGGCCGGATTCGCAGCATGGAAACGCGGTTCGCAGCTGGGCGCCGAAAAGCTGGTCGAAATCACCAAGCCGGTAGTGGGCTCGCGCGACCTGGGCGACCACGTGGAAACCACGCTCACCGACCCGACCACGGGCAAGCTCGTTGTTACCGGCCAGGCGAAAAAGGGCCAAACGCCGGACAACGCCGCCACCAATTCGACCACGCGCCGCGGCCAAGACCTCCAGGACAAGCGCGCGGGCGAATCGAACAAAACCCAGCTCCTCGTGGCCGGCATGAACCCGGACGGCTCGCCACGTGGCGACGTCGAGGGCCTGGCGCAGGCGATCGCGGACGGCAAGCTCCCCGGCCTGTCCGGATTCGCGCTGGCCCGCCCCCGCGGCCAAGCGGTTATGTCGCGCGTCATGGAGCTCAACCCGACCTACGACGCGGGCGACTACCTGGCCAAAAATCAGGCGCTCAAGGCCTTTTCGACCGGCAAAGAGGGCGCGTCCCTGCGCTCGTTTAACGTCGCGGTGGACCACCTCAACACGCTGGGCGAGCTGGCCGACAACCTCAACAATACGAGCTCCCCGGCCTACAACAAGCTGGCCAATTTCGTGGCGCAGCAAACCGGGAGCACCGCCCCAACCAATTTCGACGCCGTAAAGGGCATTGTGGCCAAAGAGGTGGTAAAGGCGATCGTGGCGGGCGGCGGCGGCGTGGGCGAACGCGAGGAGCTGGCCCACCTCCTGGACAACGCCAAGACCGGCGACCAGCTGAAAGGCGTTATCGGCCACTATCTGGACCTCATGGACGCGCAGCGCGCGGGCCTGCTGGACCAGTACGAGCGCACCACGGGCCGCAAGGACGGCGCGCAGACCTTTGCCGCGAAACGCCACGGCGGCACGCCAGGCGAGGCCGGAGCGGCCCCGGCGCCAACCAACGCCAAGGGCTGGACGCTCCACCAGGACGCCAAGGGTAACAAAGCCTATGTGAGCCCGGACGGCACGCAATACGAGGAGGTGCATTGATGGGATTTGACCTCAACACCGCCAAGCCGGTGGCCCCAACCGCCCCGGCGGCACCTGCAGCGCGCGGCGGGTTCGACCTGGCCAGCGCGCGCCCCGTCGACCCGGGCGCCCAAGTGCCGGGCGGCGGCGTGGCCGGCAATCGCAACGTGGGCAAGCCGTCTGACGAGCCCCGCGACAATCTGCTCGGCGTACTTGTCGGCCCGGTCGATGCCGCATTGTCCGCCGGATCCGCAATGGCGGGCGGCGTCATCGGCTCGCTGGCCGGCATGGGCAAATCGCTGGTGGGCGGGCATTTCGGCACGCCCCAAGGCGCGCAGGAGGGCGAGGAATTCGGCTCCCGCGTGGCCGAGAAAATCGCCCGCCCGCCCGCCACCAACACCGGCCGCAAGATCCTGGAGGGCCTGGCCACCGTCACCGCTCCGCTGGCGGCGCTGCCCTCGGCGGAAATCGCCAACGTGGGCCGTGCCGTTTCGAGCACCGGAACCGCCCTCCGCGGCCTGGCGGCACCGTCCGCCGCGGCCATGGAAGCAACCGACGCGGCCACGCTGGCCAACGGCACGCGCGGCACCCTGCGCGAGCTCGTGACCCCGGCAAAGCCCACCCTATCCGGCGTGGGAGCGGCCAAGGCCACCGAGGAGGCGCAGCGGGTGGCGCGCGCGCAGGCCCTGCCGGTGCCCGTGAAACTGACCAAGGGCCAGCGCACGAGCGATTTTGACCAGGTGGCATTCGAGCAGGAAGTCGCCAAGCAACCCGAGGGCGCCCCGCTGCGCAATCGCGCCGTGGAACAGAATCAACAGCTCCTGCAGAATTTCGACGCTTTCCGGGACCAAACCGGCGCGCAGGCTTACGGGCTCCGCGCCACCGGCCGCGTGGTCGACGCCGCGCTCGTCAAGAAATACGAGGCCGCCAAAGCCGAGGTGAACCAGGCCTACACCGCCGCACGCGAGGCGGGCGAAATGGCCGAGCCGGTGCCCTACAAGACCCTGGCCGACTATCTGGAAAAGCACTCCGCCGAAATCGACACCAACAACGTGCCCATGCTGGCTGCGGTGCGCGCCAAGCTGGCCAAGCTGGACCCGGAGGGCGCGGGCACGATCCCGCTCAACGACATGGAGGAGCTGCGCAAAATGGCGGGCCGCCTCACCACGCCCGGCACCCCCAACGAGGCGCATATCGGGGACGTGAAACGCCTTATCGACGGCGCCACCGACGCGACCGGCGGGGATCTGTACCGCGAGGCCCGGCGCCTCAACACGAACATGGCCCGCCAGTTTGAAAACGTCGGCGTGGTCGACAAGATGCTCCGCACCAAGCGCGGCACCTCCGACCGCGCCGTCGCGCTCGAGGACGTGGCCGACCATGCTATTTTCAGCGGGAGCACGGACGACGTGCGCCACGTGCGCCGCGTGTTGACCGCTGGCGCCGGCGACGACGGCCTCCAGGCCTGGAAAGAGCTCCAGGGCGCGACGCTCGACAAGCTCAAGGACACCATGTTCCCGGCGGGCGTACCGGCCAACACGGCCGGCGACACCGTGGCCCGGTTTAACCGTTTCGACAAGCTGGTCCAGGGCATGGACGCCGAGGGCAAACTCGAGGTGGTGTTCGGCAAGCAAGGCGCCTCCCAGCTGCGCGATTTTGCCGAAACGGCGCGCGACGTGCTCACCTCGCCGGAGGGCACCCGCAACACCTCGAACACCGCGTCCGCGCTGCTGCGCGCCTGGAACAAAACGGCCGCCGTGGGGCAAGGCACGCCCGGCCTGTCGACCGCAACCAAATTCATTGATGGGAAAGTCCAGTCCGCCGTGCTCAAGCGCCGCGTGGATGCGGCCGTCAACCCGGACAAGGCGAAATAATGGCAAAAGGAATGGAATTCCCCTTCGTGGGCGGGGCGTATTTGTCGCGCTCGCTCAAACTGGACGCGCAACGGTGCGTGAATCTTTACCCGGTGCTGGGCGAGTCGGGCACCGCCAAAACGGTGCGCGCGCTGTTCGGCACGCCCGGTTTGCGCCGGCTGGCCACGCTGCCCGGGGAGGGCGGGATCCGCGCGATATACACGCCCACGGTGGGCGACGCCATCGCCGTGCAAGGCGGGGCCGTCTACCGCGTGGCCGCCGACTGGTCCGCGCGCCTAGTGGGCACCATCACGCCGGGCACCGACCCGGTGCGGATCAAGGACGACGGCACCACCGCCGTGCTGATTTCGGGGACGGACGGCTACACGCTGGGCCTGCAAACGGACGCGCTGGCGCGAATCACGGACGAGGCGTTTTATGGCTCCGGCAACGTCGAATACGGCAAAACCGTTTTCATTTTCAACAAGCCGGGCACCGCCGTTTTCTACATCACGACCGGCGACGGCGTGACTTTCGACGCGCTGGACTTTGCCACGGCCAACAGCAACGCCGAACCGATCGTCCGCCATATCCTCAACCATGAGGAGCTGCTCATTTTCAAACGCACCACGGCCGAAATCTGGCGCGCGGTGGCCGGCGGGGACTTTCTGTTCATGCGGGACACCAACGCCGCCATTGAGAAAGGGTGCGACGCGCCCCACTCCGTCGTGGATCTGGACAACACCATCTATTGGCTGGGCGGAGACAAGGACGGCCGGGGCATCGTGTGGCGCCTCAACGGCTACACCCCGGAGCGCGTGTCCCACGGGGGCATTGAGTACGCAATCCAGAATTACGCCACCATTGCGGACGCGCAGGCCTGGGCCTATCAACAGGAGGGCCACACGTTTTACATGCTGTCGTTCCCGACTGCCGGCGCGACCTGGTGCTATGACGTGGCCACGCAACTGTGGCACGAGCGCGCGTATCTGGACCCGAACACCGGCAATTTCGGCCGGCACCGGGCCGCGTGCCACATGATCTATAACGGCCTCCACGTGGTGGGCGATTGCGCGGACGGCCGCCTCTACGAGCTGGACCTCGACTGTTACGACGACGACGGCGCCCCGCTGGTGGCGCTCCGCTCGAGCCCCCACCTTTCGGGCCTGGGCGGCAACGAGGTGCGGTATAACCGCCTGCAGCTGGACATGGAAACCGGCGTCGGCCTCGAGAGCGGCCAGGGCGCGGACCCGGCGCTCATGCTCCGGTGGTCCAATAACGGCGGGCGCACCTGGCCCGGCCGGCTCCAGGTGCCCATGGGCCGCATGGGCGAGTACGGCCGGCGCGTCACCGTCGACCGGCTGGGCATGGCCCGGGACCGCGTGTTCGAGGTTTCCATTTCGGATCCGGTAAAGCGCGCCATCATGGCCGCCACCGTCGACGCCGTGGACACGGGGCGATAATGGGCGAGCCGCTAACCCTATTCCCCCAGCGCGCCGCCATTGGCCGCGTGGACGCCGCCGGCAATGTATACATGAGCCTGGAGTTTTCCCGCGCGCTGGCCGCCCTCATGGTGCGCGTGGGGGGCGCCAACGCCAACGACCTGGGCGAGCTGGCTGTCGAGCTGGCGAGCGGATCCAGTGCCGCGGCGCTGGCCATGGCCCGAGGCGTCCAGGAGCTCGAGCGCGAGCTCGCGCAGGCCCTCCACCTGTCCGCGCGCCTGGCCGAGCTACGCAAGCAAGTGGCGGCGCTCGAGGTGGCCGTCGTCCAGGTGGCGCCGCCAACCGATTGGGAGCACCCGGGCAAAATCGGCGCGGGCACCCCCAACACGGCCCGCTTTTCAACCGTCAACCGCGTGACCATTACGGCGCCGGCGGGCTCGGCCACGCTCACGCTGGGCGACGGGAAAACGTTCACGGTGGCCAGCTCCGTGGCCCTCGCCGGTGCGGACGGAAAAACGCTCACCGTGTCCAACACATTGGGTTTTTCCGGGACGGAGGGCGCGTTTCTCAATATCGGCAACGGCGGCGCGCTCGGCTCGGCCGCCTACGCCGACACGTCCGCTTTTGCCGCGCGCTCGAGCACCGCCCTGGCCGGTGCGGCCACCGACCCCGCCAGCACGCAAGCATTGGCCAATTCCCTACGCTCCGCGCTGCTGTCCGTGGGCATCGGCTCGTAATTTCTTGCCTATCGGAACGGAAGGGCCCAAAATGTCCGCAAATCAATTAATTCCTTGCGGAATCACACTATGGCCATTTCAAATTACACTCCGGACGGCGTGGTCCTCGCGGCCATCGCGGCCCCCGTGGGCGCAGCTGTCGGGGCCTCCACCAAGCGCGTAGTTACCGCCGCGGCCCTGGTCAACACCACCGCGGCGGCCGTTTCTGCCTCCGTCTACGTGGTCCCGGCCGGCGGCGCCCCGGGCGCGGCTACCGCGCTCATCAATGCGCGCGTTATCGCTCCCAACGAAACCTATTTTTGCCCGGAGCTCATCAACCAGGGCATTTCCGAGGGCGGCACAGTCCAGGCGCTCGGCGCTGGCCTGACGTTCAAGTATTCCGCAAAAGACATCATCGGATAAGCGACCATGCCAACCGCACTCATGCCGGAAGGCCGGCAACGTTATTTCAACAACGACGGCACGCCCGCCGCCGGCGGCAAGCTGTGGACCTACGCCGCGGGCACGACCAACCCGAAAACCACCTACGCCGACGAGGCCGGCACGACGCCCAACCCCAACCCGGTGCCGCTCGACGCCAAGGGCGAGGCCGTCATTTTCTGGAATGGCGCCTATAAAGTCGACCTCAAGCAAGCGGACGGCCAGCAAGTTACCGGCTACCCCGTCGACAACCTGAAAACGGATCCGGCCGGGCTGTGGGGCATCCTGGCCACGCTGGCCGCCGCCACTGGCGCGGGCCTGCTCGGGTTCATCATCAACGCCGCCGGCGCCGTCAAACGCACGATCCTGGACAAGCTGCTCGAGGTGGTAAGCGTCAAGGACTTCGGGGCCAAGGGCGACGGCATCACGGACGATACGGTCGCAATCCAAAAGGCCCTGGACTCCGGCTACAACTTGCGATTCCCGGCCGGCACCTACCTGGTAAGCGCCAACCTGAATATCTCGAACGGGATCATTATCCGGGGCGAGTATCGAAAATCCATCATCAAGCGCACCGCGGCCGGCGTGGTTACGCCCATCACCCGCACTTACACCGACTCCGCCAGCGTGGTGCAAACCCGCACATACAACCTGGCCACGGTGTTTAACCTGCTGTTCCCTAACGAGTCCTACCTCGTGGACGTCATCATCGACAGCCTGGCGTTTGACTTGCCGGCGGACGGCTCAGTCGGCGTGTTCAACGCGCAGCGCGTGGCCATTTCCTCATTCCGCAATCTGTACGTGAACACCTCGGCTTTCGTCGTCAAGGGATACGATATTTGGCAAGTGGAATGGGCGAATATCCGCTCCCAATTCAGCAAAAGCCATTTCGAGATTGACACCGGAACGAGCAACGTTTTTTCGCGGGTTTATTGCAATACGAAATTCAACACCGGCGGCAATGGCTTTTCATTTACCAACCTGAATTACACCGTAATGATTGGTTGCGCGGCGGATAGCCTGGACCGCTGCTATTACTTTACCGGCGCGTCCTGCCGGGTGGAAATGTCCGGGTGCGGTTCGGAAAGTTTCTCCCGCATCCTCCAGGCCTCCAACGGTGCAAAAGTGAACATCGACGGCGGCGCGCTGATGCTGTTCAAAGTCGCCAACACGGCGGGTTCCACGTATTACCCGTATCAGGCCGACACCGGCGCAAGTATCACCATGACCGGCACGCACCTGGGCGTGTTTGACGATTCGCTCCCGGGCGCCACGCTGGCGGGCTTCACCATCATTACCGGGGCGGAGGTGGTGCTCAACAATGCGCGCTATCCGCTCGAGATTGGCGGCAAAACGGCCACGTCCTGGTGGTATGTCGCGGATACCGCCACGCTGGTGCTCAACGATAAAAACGGCTCGCGCTATTTCACCGCGCGCGGCCCGAGCCGATACGACGCGGTAAGCAACCTCAAATCGTTTGAATACAGCAAAACGATTCCGGCCGGCTCGGCGCAATCCATTTTCCGCATTCCGGCGAGCGCCTACGGAGACAGTTTTAGCGCCAAAGTACGCGTGCACCTGATTAACACCTACGTGGGGGACATGGGTTTCGCCGGGATCATGGAATTCCACATTACCGGCTTTAAGGAAACCACCACCGCGCAAAACCTCGTCCAGATCGGCGGCTCGTTCACGGTATCCAACACCGGCGCCGCCGCATTCGGGGGCGTAACGGGCGCGCTGCTGCGCAACGGCGACAACACGGTCGATTTCCAGCTCAACGTGGTGAACGCGCCGCAAGTGGTGGGCTCCACCATCGTGGCCGTGTTTGTCGAGTACATGACCAATAGCGGCGGCAACGCTTCGAGCGTCGCAATCGTAGGCGTATGACCCGAGAGAGCGCCCCTTGAAGGGCGCCGCACTTTTTCCCTAACTAGCACTTTAAAAATGATGAGAGTCCAAGAAATGAGCGAACCAATTTCCGGCACGGCGGCCGGCGTCCTCGGCTGGAAAGCCTTGGGCGGCCTGGCTGGAATGGGCGGCATCGGCGCAGGCCTGGCGGCGTTTGTCGTCATGAGCATGACCAAGCCTAAAACGGACCAGGAATGGCGCGTCGCGCTCATTTCCACGCTGGTGGGCTCCATCGGCGGCGGCGCCTGCCTGGTGCGCTATCTCGGCCTCCAGCATTGGGCGGACGACGTGTTCGGGATTATCGCCATGCTCGCGCTGTGCTTTTCGTGCGGCCTCCCGGCGTGGGCAATCGTGCGCGCCCTTTTCAAGTACCTGGACAAGCACAAGGACGACGACCTCCTCGAGCTCGCCCAAGACGCCAAAAAGGTGCTCTAAATGCCGCCCTCCGCATTCCTTGACATGCTCCTCCCGGCCGCGCTGGAATGCCAACGCGTCCACGGGATCCCGGCCTCGTTCACGCTGGCACAAGCGGCGCTCGAATCCCGGTGGGGCGACTCGGACCTCGTGAGCCGGGCATGTAATCTGTTCGGCGTCAAGGCGGACAAGTCCTGGCACGGGCCCACCCTGGCCATGCGTACCGGCGAGGTGTTCAACGGCAAAAAAGTGGTGGTGCCGGCGACCTGGCGCAAATACGCGAGCTGGGCCGAGTGCATGGCGGATCACGCGGACTTTTTCCACGATAACCCGCGCTATGCGGCCTGTTTTCACGAAACGACGGGCGCCGGCTGGGCGTGCGCCGTGGCCAAGGCGGGCTATGCGACGGACCCGGACTACGCCGTCAAGCTGGTGGCCGTCATGAAGGGGCGGAACCTCCAGCGGTTCGACCCGGCCCCCAAGGTGGCCGCATGAGCTCGCTCGAGCGGTTCCTCGTCGCGGTGCTGGCGCTGGTGGTGCTGGCCGTCGCCGGCACGCTCGGCGTGCGGTGGTACGGCGCCCACCAATTCGACGCCGGCCACGCCGCGGCGGAGGCGGAGCAGCGCGGCCGGGACCTCGTGGCCACGGTGGGCCGGATCCGGGAGAACGCCGTCGAGGCCACGAAACAGCAATCCATCAACCTGACGATTACCGAGGCAAAAAATGAAGAATTGGCCCCTGTCCGTGCTCGCATTGCTGCTGCTCCAGGCGTGCGCGTCGGCCCCGCCCTCTGTGGTGGATCTGCCCCCGCCCCCGAAGCCCCAAGCGCCCAAGGCGGCAATGGCGCCGATCCCCCCGGCCGGGTGGTTCGATCGGACGTTGACCGAGATATTAGAGCGTTAAAACTGGCCGTCGAGGAGGCGTTCGGCGCTGGCCGAGCGTGCCAGGCCTGGGCCGTGGCCAACGGCATGGCGCCCCCTCAACCGGCGGCGGATTCCCCGTCACACACCAGCAACGCCGCCAGCTCCGGCGCCGAAAACGTCACGCCCGAGAAATAGCCGCGCCCGCCGGTGCCGATCCGCGCCACGTAAGTGGTGCCCTCCTCCTCGCCCACGTGGCGCATGTACTTGACCAGCAAGGCCCGGTAATCGACGCCCTCCGCCACCTGGCGGCGGGTTACGTGCTCGGGCCGCGGCTCGGGCCCGGCCAACGGCTGGACCGGCACCGGCGGGAGGCCTTGCCCACGCGGGCGGGTTCGGCGCTCGTGCTGCAGGCACGCGGGCGGGTTCGCGTCGTTCACGTCCCACCGGAGCGCGCACCGGCCGCACGCCATCTCATCCCCTTGCTGCGTCGCGCTGCACGTCATGGGCGCCTCCGTTCGGTAGGTCCGCCGCGGCGCGCAGGGCCGCCAGCATGGCCCGCGCTTTCTGTTTGTAGTTCGGCTCACGATTCAGGCCGAGCACCTCGTCGTGAGCGTGGAGGGCGGCGGCCAGCTGCGCCGGCGTCGGATTACGGCTCATTTTCCGAAGTACCCCACGGCGGCCAGCACGACGACCAGGGCCACGGCGAATTTCCCGACGCGCTCGAGCACCACCATGCGGCGCTGCGTGGCCACCCAATCCTGATATGGCGAGCGCACGGGGACGTGGGCCAGGCGGTTAATTTTTGGCATTGCGGGAATCTCCTTTATTTTGGCTATCTTTCCAGGCCCGATAGGCCCGGTTTTGGCTAATTGCCGATTGCGAAACGCGGAATTGGCGGGCCGCCTCGTAGGCGCTCCGGCGCTGGGCCGGGTCCTGGTGCGTGGCCAGGCGGACGGCTTGTTCCATTCGCTGGGCCCGCTCGAAACGATCCGAGGCCGAAAGTGTGTTGCTCATCATTTTGCCTTTCTCTTGATGCAAATCAATTATAGTTAAGTTTCTTAAGTATATCAATCTTTTCTGTACCGTTTGCCCCGCCACCCGCCATTGGCGCGGATTGGCCAGTCGGCGGCCCACGGCGGCATGGTCGACATAATCCGCTCGAATTCCTCCACGCTGCCGAAGCCCTCCGGCACCTCTGCAATGTCCTCATCATAGACGTGGAGCACGATCGGATAGCCGGCCGCGGCCAAGTTGCGCATTCCATACCACTGAATGTCCCGGGCCGTCGCCTGGACCAGGTTCTCCGTGAGGCGCCCGCCGTAGGTATCAATCCGAATCCAGCCGATCGGGCCGTTTTTCGGGTTCGTGTTCCACCCCTCATAGGAAATGCGGAATTGCTCGCGGCCGTATTTTGTTTCCAGCTGCAGGCGTGGCCGGTGGTACGTGAGGTAACGGCCGGATAGCAGGCGCAAATAAAGCGCGTCGCCCTCCATGCGGCACGTGAAGCCCCGGTATTCCGTTTCGGTGCCGGGCGAGAGGATCGCACCGAGGAAAGCGCCCTCAATGCCGAACAGCTCTTTTTTCCACCCGCCGCCCTCGAGCCGGCGCCACTGGCCGCCCCAAAATTCCGGGATCTCCGGCGAGGCCGCGCGCCACTCCAGCGTGGCCGTTTTCATTTCGTCCTCTGTCATGTACTTGTCCGCGCCAAACGCAATCCAGGCGCCGACCCATCCACCGTATCCACATGCCAGCTCGGCGCGCTTGCCCTTGTCCCTCAACGGGTGGTGGGATCCCGTGAGCTTTTTATGCGCGAGAATCTCCTCCACGGGTAGCTTGGCCATCATCGCGGCCGAGGCCTCGTAAATCTTGCCGTGCGTCCGGAACACGTCGATTCGCCATTGCACGCCGGCCAGCATGGCCAAGACCACCGCCTCAATGGCCGAGTAGTCCGAGCAAATGAAATCCTTGCCCGGGGCGGCAATGAACAGCGCGCGCAGGCACCCGGACACCGTGAACACCGCATCCCCGAAATAGTATTCGACGTAATCCAGGCGGCGCGTGGCAATCACGGCCAGCGCGTCGACCGCCGCGCGCCAGGACCACTCCTCCGGCTTGAGGCCTGGCGCGCGGATCGTGCGGCACCAGGCGCAGGCCTCAAGGTGGGCGCCGTAATGCTTGCCACAACCGGCGCAACAGAACACGGCCGGGCCCGCCTTGGGCAAATTGGTGGGCTGGGCATCCTGGCCGGTGGTGCGGCCGGTGCGCGCGCCGTAGTAGTTGTAAAGATCGTGGAGCCGGCCGGCGGCCGACACCATGCGCGCCATGCTGAATAATTTCTTGATGCTGGCCGAGCCGACCTTTTGCCGGAGCTCGAGCGCCTGGCGCGCGGCTGGCGCCAGCGGCGTGGACGCCTCGAGCAGCTGGTCGATTACCTCGTCCGTGAGCGACGCGCCACCGCTGGCCGTGCGCGGGAGCGCGACGCCCTGCTCCTCGAGCCAGGCTTTTAGCTTGGGCATTTGGCTGGCCGCCAGCACCGCGCCGCCCGTCACCACCGCGAGCTGGCCGTCGTATTTCTCGAATGCCTGGTCGACCACGGCGAGGCAATTGTCGATGCTGGCCACGTCCATCTGGACGCCGCGCAGGTTGATTGCCTGGTCCAGGAGCCAATACGCCAGCTCGTCGGAATTCAGGTCCGGCGTGCGTGCCGAGGCCTCCGCCTCCGCCATAATGTCGCGCTCGTTGTAAGCGTAGAGCTTGGGGCCGTCGACGGGATCCTCGGCCGGGTGGATCCGGCGGCGGGCATCCTTGGCCGTGGGATCGCGCGGCATACTGAATTTCTTGAGGAGCCTGTCGCCGTCCTTGTCTTTCTGGAGCTCGAGCGCGAGCACCTGGCCGGCTTTGCCGAGCGCACCGGGCAACGACCACGCGCGGGACTTGGCCATCGCGCACCGGAGCTGCTCGAGCGGGAGCGCGGGCCAGCCGTAGCGGCGCCGGCAAACGAGGTTCCAAATGCGGTATTCAAAGCCGGAGTTCCACGCCTCGAGGAGCCCGCCGCGCGCCACGTGCTCGAGCAGATCCACCGGCGGCAACGGGTCCGAGGGCAACCAGCGGCGCCGGCCGCGCCCGTCCTTCAAATCGTAGTAGAGGGAAAGCACCTCCGTGGACGGGTGCTCCGCGTACACCTGGGCGCCGACCACGCCGAGGCCCTTTTTATCGGTGCCGCGCAGGCATCCCCATTTCATGCGGGCCGCGTCCCATATGTAGCCGGCCTCGCTGTATGTCTCGAAATCGAGGTCCGGCAACACCGTGGAATAGTGGAGCGCCGCGCGCATCGTCGTGCCGGCCGGGAGCTCCCACACGGGCACCGGCGGCGGAATGGGCGGGGGGAGGTTCGGCGGGGCGGCCTGCGCGCGCAGCGTGGCCAGGTAGTCCGCGCGTGGGAGCGCCTCGGGTGGGAACAGGGGCGGCGGGATCGGCGCGGGTTCACGCGGCCAGAACAGCGCGGCGACGTCGGCGGCCAGATCCGGACCAGGTGGGCGAGGCGGGGGAATCGGGTTCATAGACTCGGGCATAAAAAAGCCCGCCCCGGAGGGCGAGCGAAACACCGCGCGGGGGCGCGGCGGGAGACACGGTTAAACCAGGTAGCCGTTTTGCACGAGCAAGGCCTCCGTCCAGCCAGGCATGGCGAGCAGCTGGTCGACGGTGCGGCCCTCCGCCTTGGCCGTAGGCGTGCGGCCGGCGGGCGCCGGAGCAGCTGCAGGAGGCGCAGGCGGTGCCGGGGGAGCCGGAGGCGTGCCGGCCGGGGCGGCCATCTGCGTGAATGCCGGGTTAGGCGTCACGGGAACAGGCGCAGTCTGCGCAGCGCCGGGAGGCACCGGCACAGAACCAGCCAAAGGGACCGGCACACCCGCCGGAGGAGCTGCAGGCGCCGGGGCGGCGGGCACTGACCAGGTGGCGACGCCGGCGTCCACGATTTGCTGGTCCGTCCAGTTCACCGAGCGGCAACCCTCGATCGTGTATTGTGCGCCGGGCACCTGGACCAGCACGCGCGCGGCCGGAGCAGCTGCAGGAGGCGCAGGCGGTGCCGGGGGAGCCGGAGGCGTGGCCACGGGGGCCGGAGCAGCACCAGGGACCGGCGGAGCGCCAGGAGCAGGCGGCGGCGCCATGCCGGCCGGTGGCGTGATGGAGGCACCCGCCGGGAGCTGGACACCTTGGCCGAAACCAGCGGCGGCCAGCGCCGGGCCGAACGAGATTTCCGGGCCATAGCCGGCCAGGGCGACATAGTGCGGGTTCCAGTACAAGCCCGGCGTTTCGCTCGGCTTGTTGTCCGTGACGTCACAGAACACCTGGACGTAGTAGCCGGGGCGGACGGCGCCAGGCTCGCGCAGGTATTCCGAGCCGGTGGCATTCGTCACTTTCGGCGCCTGCGTGCTCGAGAACCAGATAACCCAATGGCCCGGGTAGCCCTCCTGATCGCACGGACGCTTGAGGGCCGTGTTTTGCTCCGTGCTGTCGCCGTCGATGATTTTCCACGAGAAGTCACGGCGCTGGGCGTGGCCTTGCGGGAATGCGGCGTGTCCGAGGTTCCACACGGCCTGGAGCCAGGGCTCATTGGCCCAATGCGTCACGCCCGGAGTTTTCGGGAATGCAACGCCGAAATTGTAATCGGTGCGCGGCTGGCCCTTGTTTTTGCCGTTCTTGAAAACGAGCGGCTGGCCTTTATTGTCCGTGGTTTTGCCCTCGTACAGGTTCCCGCCGATCATGCGGCCCACGGGAGTGGTGAAACGATACTCTTGATCTGCCATGCTATTTCCTCTTGGGAGTTAAGTTACTTAATTAATGCCGTGTTGATCTTAATCAATCCTGACGGCACCGTCAATTGCTAGTTGAAAATACTTTCCGGGCGCCCACCGTGTCGACCGGGGCGAGCTTGAGCGCCGCGCGCGTCCGATCCGAATACAGCGCCACGAGGGCCGGATCCACCAGCTTTTTGGCCTGCGTGGGCGTGACGGGCTCGCGTGGTTTGGCCAGGTCGACCCCGCACATTTGCCCGAGCGCCAGCACCTCGCCGGCCGGTTTGATCCACACGAGTTTGGACTCGCCGGGCGTCATGGCGTAGTGGGGCGAGCTGGCGCCGCCCACGATGGCGTGCTCGAGCTGCTCGGCCAGGCCGGACGCGCGCGCCTGCATGAGCTTGAGCGACCGCTCCAACATGCGCAGCTCCAGGCCCATGGCGTCGACGGACATTTCCACCGGCGTGGACATTCCGGCCACGTCCATGGCGTAAAAGGTGGTCCGCTGCAGCGCCTCGCACGCGTGCCGGCCGGGGCAATGCTTGCACGCCTCCGGATCCGGGCGCGCTTTCGGGTTCGGCATGTGCGCGGCCTCGGCGGCGCCGGCCAGTTTGTTGACCAGCGGGCGCAGGCCGGACGCGCGCGTCGTCCAGCGGCGGACGGGGCCGTCCCGGTGGTAGCTGCGCGGCTGGACGACCACGAATTCAACGTCGACCAAATCGTCGGCGCCGCCGTCAATGCCGAGGTGGTCCAGGATCCCGGAGGCGTAGTCCACCAGCTGCCAATTCTCGAACACCTCCACGAAACCGTGGCCGAATTTGTAGTCGATCACGACCAGCCGCGCGCGGCCCGTCGTCGGGTTAGGGCCGAAAATCCATGTGTCCGGCGTGCCCCAATTGTTCGGGTGCACGGCCGGAATGGCGACGCGCTGCTCCACCTGGTAGTGCGACACGCTGGCCAGGCTGGCGTAGGCGCGGCCCACCTCCTCGACGTAGATATCCGCGCCCTCGAGCATTTCGAGCGTCACGGGCACGCCGTTGGGGGCCACGTTGCCGACCGCCACCGGGCGCTGGTAGAGCAGCTCCTCAAACACGAAGTGGGCCGCGGTGCCCTCGGCCGCCTCGACGCCCTCCTCGAGCTCCGGATAACGTTGGTTCATGGTGGGCCACAAGGCGCACACGACCCACGCCGCGGCGCCGGACGGGGGCAAGAACGCGTGCGCGACGGCCGAGGCCACGCCGTTGAGTTCGGGCGCGCTCATACCCAACCCCCGCACGCCGTGCACCGGCCAATGTCGCTCACCGGCGTGCCGACGTCGCACTCGCATTCCCCATCCTTGCGGGGCGCCCCCGTGGCCAGGCGCGCGGCGTGGCCCTCGGGCGTGAGGGACGGCAAGGCGCTGTCCGGGTGCACCTGGTGGCCGAGCGCGGCAACCTGCGCGGCCGTTTGTTGGTCCCCGTCCAGATCGTCGCGCGCCAGCAATTGGCCGTGCACTTTCTCGAGCGCGTCAATCATTTTGCGGCGGGCCAGCGCGTCCGGCAAACGCCCGAACAGCAACTCCAGGCCCTTGGCGAGCGCGCCGTCGTAATTGAGAACGCCGCCCGGGTCTTTCAACCGGAACGACAACACGGGATTTTTCGGGGGCATTACTTTGTTTCCTTCACGGGTTGAGGAACGCACGCGCACGCGCGGCCGGAGTTGCAATCAAAAGTGCACGACGTCGGCGGGACCAGGCCGGCAAACCACGCCCGGAGGCGGGCCCACCGCGACACACGCGGCGCGAACCCCGCCACGTAGGCGAGCAAATCCGGCAAGCTCACCACGAGCACGTGGCCCGACTCGTCGGCGCACCGGAACCCGGCTTGATAGGCGCCCTCGAGCGCCGCCGCCTGCATCTGGTCCGGGATCACGGCCGGCACGTCGCGCACGCCGTTGAGCTGCTCGAGGAATCGCACGGCGAGGCCGATATCCGGCACCCGCCCCGGGAACCCGTCCAGCGCGAGGAGCGCGTCGTCCAGGCTCGGGACCATTTCAGGGGCGGAGCGCATCAGGCCGGAATCCCGAGGACGTCGAGGCGCGCAGCGAACGGGGCGAGCAGCTGCGGCGCTACGGCCAGCATGGCCACGTTGTCGATTTTCCCGTCCGAGAGTTCGCGCACGATCGCGGCGGCGCTGTCCGGCGTGAGCAGGCCGGCGGAAATGGCGGCCGTCACGCGCGGGAGCACCTGGGCCATGGTTACGGCGCCGTTAGAGCCGGCCGCGGCGGGCGTAGTCTGCCCCGATGCTTGCGGCGTAGGGATCGGGGCGGGGGCGTTTCCCGAATTACTCGGCGGAGGCGGCACGGGCGCACCAGCACCAGCCGGCGGCGGCACCGCGGCACTGGCCGGCGGAGTAGCAGGCACGCCAGCCGGGGCGGCGTTTCCCCCCGCGGCCACGGCCTGGCGGAGCAGCTCTTTACGTTCCTTGAGGTAGAGCTCCGGCGTGCCGCGCTTCACTTTCCACGCGCCGCTGGCCAATTTCGCCTTGGTGCTGGCGTGGATGCTGGCGTCCCACGGGATCCCCTCGACGTCCAGCTCAACCCCGGCCGGCGCAGCTGCAGGAGCACCCGCCGCGCTCGGCACGCTCGACGGAACAGGGGGCAAAGACCCGGTTTGTTGGCTTGAAATAGCCTGGTTGCCAGCACCCGGGGCCGGGACGTTTCCCGCGCCACCGAACGCGGCGGCCGGCGGCGGGAGGTCGAGGTCCGCGCCCGTGGGGCCTGCTGCGCCAGCACCGGCCAGCGCCTCGAGCTTTGCGGCGTCCGCGTCCAGCTCCGGCGAACCGTGGCCGCCGAACGCCTCGGCTGGCGTGGGCATACCCGTGGCGGGATTGTCCGCCGGATCCAGCACCGCACCGGTGCCGACCACCTGGGCACCGTAGGGGGCGGCCAGCGCCGGCGATGCGCCGACGGTACGCTCCGAGCGTGCCGCGGTGGTTTTTTCCTCCAGCGCCGCGCGTACCTGGTCCGCTTTTCCGCCATCGGCCAGCACCAGGAACATGGCGGACAAAGCGCGCAATTGCACGGCATCGTGTCGGCCGGTATCTGCAATTTCAAGGTTCAAACGAATCATGTTTTATTCCAAAAAAGATTGATGAGCCGCAATAGTAATGATAATCTGACGGCCTCGTCAACAAATTATTGAGAAATATCAACGTGCCCCGCCTCCGTCCGTATCAGTCAAAACTAGACGCCGAAATTCATGCCGCATGGGCCGCGGGCGCCGGCGTGGTGCTGGCCGTGAGCCCAACCGGAACGGGTAAAACCGTGACGTTTTCCGAGGTAATCCGCCGCGAGCCGGGCGCGTCCTGCGCGATCGCGCACCGAAAGGAAATCGTGTCCCAAATCGCGCTGGCGCTGGCCCGTAACGGCGTGCGCCACCGGATCATTGGCCCGCCGAAAACCCGGAAATCGTGCCAGCGGATCCAGCTCAAGAAACTGAAACGGCACTTTGTCGACCCCAACGCCAAATGTGCGGTGGCCGGTATCGACACGCTCAACAACATTTCGGCCACGGATCCGGAACACGCCTGGCTGGCCACGGTGCGCCTGTGGGTAGGCGACGAGGGCCACCATTTTTTGAGGGAAAACAAGTGGGGCCGCGGCGTGGCCAAATTCCCCAACGCCCGGGGCCTGCTCGTGACCGCCACGCCGATCCGGGCGGACGGCAAGGGGCTGGGCCGCCACGCGCAAGGGTTTGCCGACGTCATGGTCCTGGGCCCGACCATGCGCGAGGCCATCAACATGGGCTATCTCGTCGGCTACCGCGTGGCCATGCCGGAAACCGACGTTGATATCGCCCGGGTGCGCGTGTCCGACACCACCGGCGAATTTAACCAGCGCGAATTGGCCGACGCGTTCCACAAGAGCGCCACGATTTGCGGGGATATCGTCAAGGCGTACCGGCGCTATCTGGACGGCAAGCGGGCCGTGGTGTTCGCCGTCGACGTGGAGGAGGCGTCCCGCATCGCCCGCACGTTCAAGGAGGCCGGGATCGCGGCGGAGGCCGTCAACGGCGAAACCGAGGACGAGATCCGCGACAACGTGCTCGCGCGCTTCGAGGCCGGGGAAATCCGCGTCCTGGTCAATGTCGACCTGTTCGGGGAGGGATTCGACCTCCCGACCATCGACGGCGTAATCATGGCCCGCCACACGGAGTCCTTTTCCCTCTACGCGCAGCAATGGGGCCGCGGCGCCCGCCTGGACATTCCGGCCGAGTGGGCCGAGCGGTGGGACGAGTTCACCGACGAGCAGCGCCGCCACATGATTTCCCTGTCCGCCAAGCCCTATATGTGGCTCATCGACATGGTGGGCAACGTCGAGCGGCACAACGGCCCGCCGGATTTCCGTGTCTCCTGGAGCCTGGACGCCCGCTCCTCGAGGAGCTCCGGATCCTCGGACGCCATCCCAACGCGGGTATGCCTCAACAAGGACGTGCGCGGCACCGGCGTGGCCTGCGCCAAGGTCTACGAGCGGGTGTTCCGCTGCTGCCCGTATTGCGGCCACTACCCGGAACCGCCCGAGCGCACGGCGCCCGCCATGGTCGACGGCGACGTCCTCGAGCTCGAGCCGGCCGCGCTGGAGGCCTGGCGCGCGCGCATCGCTGAAATCGACAAGCCGGTCGACCAGGTGGCGCACGGGCACGACGTCGTGGCCATGTCGATCCGCAAGCGCCACGAGGCCCGCCAGGACGCACAAGAAAAACTCCGCCTCGCCATGGAATGGTGGGCCGGCGTCGAGGTGGCCAGCGGCCGGGCCGAGCTGTCCGAGCAGTACCGCCGCTTTTATTTCACTTTCGGCACCGACGCGGCCACGGCCCAAACGCTCGGCGCCCGCGAGGCCACGGACTTGTGGTTCAAGATTTGCAACACCCTGGCGCCGCTCGGCATCGACGCGACCGCCCAACCCCTCCCCCTCTGAAAAGGCAACACCATGAAACTGATTTCCATTGCTGAAAACCTGACCTCCGCCGAGTCCGACGATATCGTCGCGCTCACCCTGGCCGTGGCCAACCTGCGCAAACGGGGCCTCGTGGCCACCGTCGAGCTGGACCCGCTCCACCCGCCGGCCATGGGCCACTACTCCCCCACCGTGACGGTGCGCCGTGCGATCGACCACAACGCCGAGGCGGCCAAGCGCGGCGGCTACCAGGTGGAGCAAGCGGCATGATGAGCCCTGACCGCCTCCGGGCGTTTCTGCACGACGTCCAGCGCGGCGCGCTGACCCGGGCCGGCTACGCCCGGGTTTATCTGCAATGGCTCGGCCAGCCTGCAACCAAGGCACAGAAAGCGGACGCGGAGGCCGCGCTCCGGCTGGGCCTCATCGCCTGGCCCGGCATGACCCCGGGCACGGCGGCCACGCTGACCGACTCCGGCCGCGTGTCCCTGCGCTCCGTGCCGCTGCTCCCGTCCGACCTCGAGGCCTGGGCGGCGAAGTGGGGCGCACCGATCGACGCGCAAGCCGATTTGCGGCGCCTGCTCGAGCGGGGGCGCCCATGAGGCTCGAGGAGTGGGGCGTCAAGTGGGGCGTGCCCTATGCGGCGCTGGCGGATCTGCGCGAGCAAATGCGCCTCAACGGTGGCGACTACATGCCGGAAAAGGCCGGGGCGTCCGAGACGGCCGTCCAAGCGTGCGTGCGCCTCGAGGCGTCGCGCAAGGGCGTGCTCCTGTGGCGTAACAACGTGGGCGCGCTCAAGGACGAGCGGGGCGCCCTGGTGCGCTACGGCCTGGCCAACACCTCCGCCGGCGAAAACAAGATCCTGAAATCCGGCGACCTGGTGGGCGTGCGGCCGGTGCTCATCGGCCCGCAACACGTCGGCCGCACGCTCGGCCAATTCGTGAGCCGGGAAATCAAGGAAAAGGGCTGGACCTATTCCGCCACGCCGCGCGAGGAGGCACAGCTCGCGTGGGCAAATCTCATTCTGTCCGTGGGCGGGGACGCTTCGTTCTGCTCCGGCGAGGGCACGCTATAAATGTTGACGCCCTCGTCAGTATTGACTAAGATCAACGAAACTTCACTTAACCCAATTTCTAATGACTTACAAAAAATCCGCCGTCCGCATTGAGGAAATCATCGCCGCCGGCCTGGTGCTGGCCGCGTCGAAAGGCTATCAACAGGTATCCCGGGCCGACCTGGCGCAGGCCGTGGGCGTGGCGGAGGGCACCGTTTCGCTGCACTTCGGCACCATGGCCCAATTCCGCCGCTCGCTCATGCGCGCCGCCGTCCACCAACGCCACCTGGCCGTGCTGGCCCAAGGCCTGGCCACGCGTGACCATGAGGCGCTCAAGGCCCCCGAGGCGCTCCGCGACGCCGCCGCAAACTCACTCAAGGCGTAACATGCACCAGCTGCCCCCCGCCCTGGCCGCAATGGCGGCGTATCGCCAATTCATCGTGTGCCAGCTCGTCCCGGATCTGGAGCACCCGGGCAAAACGTTCAAGTACCCGCTCAACGTATGGAGCGGCACCCGCCACGACGCCCACGACCCGGGCATTTGGTTGGACGCCGCGCAGGCCTGCCAGATTGCGACCGCGTGGGGCGCCGGCTACTGCGTGGGATTCACGTTCACCGAGCAAGACCCGTTCTATTTTGTCGACGTGGACAACTGCCTCGACCCGGCCACGAACACCTGGACGCCGATCGTTGCCGAGCTGGCCGCCGCGCTGCCTGGCGCCGCGTGCGAGATTTCCCAATCCGGCCGGGGCCTGCACTTTTTCGGCACCGGCACCGCGCCAGCCGATCGGCGCAAAAAGGATTACACGAATAAGCTGTTCGACCTCTACACCGAAAAGCGTTTCGTGGCCCTGACCGGGACCGGCATTACGGGCGACATTGCGACCGAGCACACGGCGGGCCTCTACGCCCTCACGGAAAAATGGCTCAAACGCGTGACGACCAGCACCGGCCAGGACGCCGAGTGGACCACCGAGCCCGTGGCCGGCTGGAATGGCCCCGTGGACGACGAGCAGCTCCTCGCCCGCGCCATGCAATCGACCAGCGCGCGCGCAGCGTTCGGCGCCGCCGCGAGCTTTGCCGATCTGTGGGAGTGCAACGTCGACGTGCTGGCCACGGCCTACCCGCCGGACGGTAACGGCGCGCTGGCCTATGACGCCAGCCGGGCCGATCGCGCGCTCGCCCAACACCTGGCGTTCTGGACCGGCAAGGATTGCGAGCGGATCCGCCGCTTGATGTTCCAATCCGCCCTGGTGCGGGGCAAGTGGGACCGCGAGAGCTATGTATACGCCACCATCCTGGGCGCCGTGGCCGTGCAACAGGACGACCAGGTTTTAAAGGACAAAGCCCCCGAACCGCTGCCGCAAAACGTGGCGCTTAATCTGGCCCTCGGGCCGGAGGGCGCACCCGCGGCCACGCTGGTGACGGGCTCCACGTACCTGGGCCCCGAGCAGCAAATCGAACTGTTCCGCGGGTGCTCCTACGTGTGCGACCGCCACGCCGTCCTGGTGCCGGGGGGCTACCTGCTCCGCCCGGACCAATTCCGCGTGATGTTCGGGGGCTATACCTTCGTGATGGATCTGGACAACAACCGCACCAGCCGCGACCCGTGGGAGGCGTTCAGCCAATCGCAGGCCCTGCGCGCGCCCCGCGCCGATTCGTCGTGTTTCAGGCCCGACCGCCCGGCCGGCGCCGTGCTCGACTATGACGGCCAGGCCAAGGCCAATTTGTGGTGGCCAGTCGACACGCCGCGCGCCACCGGCGACGCCGAGCCGTTCCTCCGCCACCTGGCCGCGCTGCTGCCGGACGAGCGCGACCGCACGATTTTGCTGTCCTACATGGCGGCCGTGGTCCAGCACAAGGGGATTAAATTCCAGTGGGCGCCGTTCATTCAGGGCGTGGAGGGCAACGGAAAAACGTTCCTCACCCGGTGCGTGGCCTATGCGATCGGCCGCCGCTACACCTATTTCCCCAAGGCGTCCGACATTGCCGACCGTTTCAACGATTGGCAATATGGAACCGTGTTTATCGGCGTCGAGGATATTTATGTCTCGGACGGCCGCCAGGAGGTAATGGAGGAGCTCAAGCCGATGATTACCGGCGAGGAGCAGCAAATCCAGGGCAAGGGGGAAAAGAAAGTCTCCCGCGAAGTGTGCTGCAATTTCATGATTAACTCGAATCATAAAGACGGCTACCGCAAGAGCAAGAACGACCGCCGAATCGCGCCATTTTTCACCGCACAGCAAACCGCCGAGGATCTGGTCGAATGGGGCATGAGCGGGGAATATTTCCCGCGCCTGTACGCCTGGGCCCGTGGCGGCGGGTTCGCCATCATCAACGAGTACTTGCAAACCTACGCCATCCCGGACGAGTTCAACCCGGCCCACGGCCACATTGCGCCGAAAACCACCAGCACCGAGGACGCGATCGCGGCGGGCCTGGGCGGCGTCGAGCAAGAAATCCTCGAGGCGATCGAGCAGGGCAAACCCGGTTTTGCCGGCGGGTGGATTTCGTCCATGGCCTTGCATGGCCTGCTCGAGCAGCTGGGCAAAGCCAACCGCGTGCCGATCAATGCGCGCCGCGACATGCTGGTCCGCGTGGGCTACGACTGGCACCCGGGCTTACTGGCCAACAAGGGCCGCGTCAACAACATTGTGGCACCGGACGGCGGCAAGCCGGTGCTGTTCGCCAAGATTGGCCACGAGGTGACGCGCATCACTGGCGCCGCCGAGATTGCCAAATCCTACAGCGCGGCCCAAATGGCGCCGCTGCTGAATACCGTGTCATAACCTGAAAAGAGGACAACATGCCAAGCACCACGATTAAATATTTTGCCTATTCCCACCTCCCGGCCCACCTCCAAGCCGTGAGCCGCCCCATTGGCGAGCTGGCCGAAAAACTCGAGCAGGAGCTCCCGGACGGCCCGGAGAAATCGGCCGGTATGCGTAAGCTGCTCGAGGCCAAGGATTGCTTTGTCCGCGCCGCCCTGGACGCCCCGAAATCCGCCGCCTAACTACCCACGAGAACACCATGCAAAAAAATCGTATCCTCGCCGCCGCCATCGCTTCGACCCTGGCCACCGCCGCCACCGCTGCCCGCCCCGCCGAGCAGGCCACGCCCTACGTGGGCGCCGACCTAGCGGAGCCGCTGTCCGACGCCGAGCTCGAGGCGAAAATCGAGGCCGCCAAGCCGACCGCCCCCCGGATCACGAAAGAGCACATTCAATCCCTCATCGTGGACGAAACCTACACCAACCTGGAGGGCACCCGCACGACGGTTTGCCGCCTGCAGCTGGCCAACGGGTTTTGTGTCGTGGGCGTGAATAACGGCCCCGTGAGCGCGGCCAACTTTAGCCAGGAAATCGGGTGCGAATACGCCTACAAGGCGGCCGTGGATCAAATCTGGCCGCTGGAGGGCTATCTCCTGGCGGAGCGCCTGTTCGCCGGCGACGTCTACCTCGAGAAAGTCGAGAAGCTGCGCGACCTCGTGGCCATTCAGACCGCCCCGGGCACCGTCGACGCCGGCGAATATATGCGCGGCATGGCCAACGGCCTGTTGGTTGCCCTGTCCGTGTTCACCGGCCAGGAGCCGCCGCTCGTGGCGGAGCCGAGCTTGTCGCACCAGGAGCGCGTGGTCCGCGAGCGCGCCGAGCTGGACGCCAAGGCCGAGCGCCTGGGCGCATTCATCAACGGCGAGATTTACGCCACCCTGGACCCTGCCGAACGCCTGCGCCTGCTCGACCAGCACGCGGCCATGACGGAATACTCCAACGTATTGGCCTCGCGCATTGCCGCTTTCCCCGCGGCCTAGTTCCTGCCGATTGTTTGATCTATGGCCCTCCGGGGCCATTTTCTTGTTGCAATGCTTAAGTAACTTAAGTATGATTCATATCAACAGCCGGGCATGTTGCACGGCGTAACAAGAGAAAACAGCATGACGCCACCGAAAGAAATTCTTGACCTGATCGCCCGCGGGGCCCTGTTCGTGGTCAACCATAGCGGCGGGAAGGACTCCCAAGCCATGTATCTGACCGTGCGCAAATTCGTGCCGCCGGCTCAAATCGTGTTGGTGCACGCCGACCTTGGCGAAGTTGAATGGGGCGGCGCTGTCGAGCACATCAAGGCGACCACTTCGGGCGAACCGTTGCACGTGTGCGCGTCGCGTCGCGGCCTGCTGCAAATGATCCATGAGCGCGGCATGTTCCCCAGCCCGTCCCAACGGCAATGCACGTCCGACCTCAAGCGCGGCCCGATTGAGCGCACTATCCGCCAGTTCGGCGTTAAGTTGATCGTCAATTGCATGGGAATGCGCGCGCAAGAATCCTCCGGCCGCTCCAAGCTGGCGCCGTTCAAATTCAGCGAACGCAACAGCAAAGCCGGCCGTGAGTGGTATGACTGGCTCCCGATCCACGCCCTGACCGTGGACCAGGTGTTCGCGGAAATCGCGGCCGCTGGCCAAAAACCGCATTGGGTATACGCCGCCGGCATGTCGCGCTTTAGCTGCTGTTTTTGCATCATGAGCAACCAAGCCGACCTTACGACCGCGGCCGGCCTCAATCCCGACCTGTACCGCAAATACGTGGAGCTGGAACGCTCGACCGGGCAAGTAATGATGATGCCGTCGAAAACCCACGGCCGCCGCACCCTGGAGCAAATCACGGGCGTACTGGCCCGCGCTGCCTAATCTCACCCCGCCCGCTCCGGCGGGCTCCACCTGGAGGACGCAACATGGCCCAATCTCTTTCCCTGCTCGACCAGCTGCGCAAAACGCAACTCGACGCCCTGGCCCTACTCGTGGGCGCCGACTTCGCAGGCGCGACGCTGCGCAACAACCTCCGGGAGGTGCCGGCCCTGCCTCGCGGGTTCACGCTCGGGGACGCCGCCATCGCCTACCTGGAACACCGCCTCGCGGCAATGCGTCGCCTCGTCCCCGCCACCGCATGAAAACCCCCGTCCGCGCGCTGCAGGCGGGCCAGGTGCTCCACACGGGTGCCGGCCGCTGGTGCGTCCTCCACGTGGCGCCCATCACGCCGGAGCACCGCCTCGCGCACCTGGTGCTGGGCCGCATCGACGGCCACGTCGCGCCGGCCGATCGGATTCACGTGGCGCACTGGCCCGCGGACGCCCGCGTCGAGGTGGAGCGCGACCCCGCCGTCGACTGGCTCCTCGGCCAGCTGTCCGACCTGGTGGGCGCGCTGACCGCGCCGCCTGCCCCCGTGGGCGACGTCCGCGCCACGTGCACCCTGATAAACAACCCACCAACGCTAGGAACCTGAAAAATGCCAACGCTTACAACCGCTGTCCGCGCCCTGCAGCTGGGCGACGTCCTGGTCGATCCGCTCCCCACCCCCGTGGGCGGCGCGTCCTCTTACGTGGTGCTGGACCTGGCCATCGCGGATCCTGGCCCCGTGGGCGTCCAGCTCGCGCGCCTCGGGCCGATCCCTGCGCACCTGGACCGCGTGGCCACCGTGAGCTGGCCCGCCGATATCGTGCTCGAGGTGCGCCGGCGTGCCCCCGGGACTGGAGCGGCCGTGGCGGCCTCCGCCGCCCTGGTGGCGCTCGCGGATCTGGAAAAGGCCGCCAAAGCCGGGCCGGCGCACGCCGCCGGCGTCACGGAGCGGGCCACCAAGATCCGCGCCGCGCTGCTGTCCAACGGCGAACCGGAAACCACCGGCGTGCCCGTAGCGGTGGCCCGTACCCTGCTGCGCCAGGCGGAGCTATTCGAGCAGCTGTTCGGCCTCCACGACGTCCTGGACGTGGCCTACGTGGCCGACTCGTTGCGCGTAGCTGCAGGCGTCCCGCCGATGCACGACGGCGCCACCTCGGAACGCTCCGCGCAGCTGGAACAGCGCCGCACGCGCGCCCTGGCCCTGCTCGAGGACGTCGAACGCCTGGCGGCCGGCGGCCACGTCGCGCGCGTCCAGCTGGTCGACGGGGAGCCGACCGTTTCCTCCGCTACCGTGCACGCCAGCGTGGCGCAGGCCGTCGAGGAGGCGCGCGTCAAGGCCTGGCACGCAATGGTGGCGGAGCGGGACAACCTGGCCCGCCAGCTGCAGGGCGCCACGCCCCGGGAGCCGTATTCCGTCCAGCCGAACCGCTGCAGCTGCCACCCCGAAACGTGCGCGTGTAAGCCGTGGACCCTGAAACAGGGCGCCGCGACTGTGACGGGCTTTCAAGACCGGGACGCGGCCGTCGAAACCGCGCGCAGGCTCAATGCCTCGTGACTACCATCTAGCCCGGGGCCATATCCTCGAGGCCATGCCGGGCACCGCGCCGCACCTGGTCCGGCGCTCCGGCTACGAGCGGCACACGGTAAATCGTTGGCTGGCCAAGCTCCACGCGGGCAAGGCGGCCGAGCGCGGGGCGCACATTGGCGGGTGGGAGGTGCCCGAGGGCCGCGGCGCCGCCTACGTGGCCATTTGGCACGCTGGACCAGGCCGGGACGCACGCCGCCCCACCCGCAAGCCGGACAAATACGCCAAGGCCGTGGCCAAGCACGGACGCCCGCTCCTCGCTGCCAAGGCGGCCAACCAGTACCACGCGCGCCAGCGCCGCGCCGGCCGCACGGATCCGCTACTCGCGGCCCTTTTCCCCTAACCTGTGACAGAATGAAACTACTTAAGGAAATGAACCAATGACCGCACCTGTAGATAGCGCCCTCCTCTTAGCCAAATACGTGGAGCACGTGGGCCAGGCCGAGGGCTCGACCTTTATCGGCCGCCTCGGGGAAACCGATATCCCATTTTCCACGGAGGAGCTGGCCGTCCTGCGTCGCCTCGACGATACGCCCGGAGCCTGGCGCGCGCTTGTCCAGCCGCTCGAGCGGGACCGAGAGTTCGCGCGCCTGTTGCGCCGAGTGGCCGCCAGTGACGTGGCCCCGGGCCCGGTGGCCGAGCTCGTGGCGTACATCAATCAACGATAGGAGAATCGGCCGTGCAAGCATTGAACCGAGAACGCCGCGGCCCCGAGCGCCGCATGGAGCCCGCCGCCGGCGTGGCCATCCTGCAGCTGGTGCGCCAGCAAGGCGCCGCCCGTGTCGTCGTATCGCACCGGGGCACCAACCTGGAGCCGGACCTCCAGCCGCAATTGGTCGACGCGCTCCGCCAGCTCCACGCCCTCGTGGCCGGGGCGGATCTGCCGTTCGGCCCGAGCAAGGCCGATTCCATCGCGGCCATGAAACGCACTATCGACGGCCTGCCGCCCGCGGTGCTGGCCCTCGTGAGGCCGCAATGAACCGCGCCGCCGACGAAAAGCTCCGCCAGGCCGTCCGGGAATGGCTCAAGGCGAGCCCGGCCGCTGGCGCATCACTCCACGTGGACGGTGCCGTGTTCGTGCGCGTGGGCACCCCGGCCCAACTCCAGGAGGTGACGCCCCGCGAGGAGCGTGGCCCGGCGCTGGCGCTGCGCCAGGTGTTCGAGCGTGACCTCCGGGATATGTGGGGGCGCCTGACGATCGAAACAACGGAGCTCGAGGAGGCGCTCCGCCGGGCCGCCGCTGGCCTATCGCTGGAGCAGGTGCCGGGCCTGCACCTCGTCGTGTTCGACGTGCCCGGGGAGGATCCGGACCACCCGCCGCGGCCCTTCGTTATTGACGACGAGCGCGCCGCCGGGTTCCATCGGGAGCACTTCCTCCCCAACCACCTGGAGCCCGTCTACCGGCTCAAGTAAAGCGCCACTCCCCCTCCCCATTGTCCCGGGCCGCCTCGGCCTGGGCCATGTTCCCCCCGAACGCCGCCACCCGCACCGCTTGAATGTCCGGCCCTCGGGCCTTGAGCATAGCGTTTTGCATATCCCGGAGGACCTGGACGTCGGCCGGGTCCACGTTGACAACATACAACAGTGTTCCGCCCTCCGGCTTGGTGCCCTTGCGCGTGCCCACCACGTCCATGGCCACGAGGAGCGGGCGCCGCGATACCGTGACCGCCGCCGCCGTGTCCAGGAGCGTGGCCTCGTCCGCCGGGTGGGCGCGGAGCCGCACCGAAACAAGCCCGTCCAATTGCGCCTGGCGCTCCGGCGTGTTCCGTGCGCTACCGCCGACCGCTCGGCGGACCCCGGCCACGGCCTCAGAAATACAGCCCTTGCACGCGCCGCTTGTCGTGTACCGCTCCGCCACGTGCCCATTCCGGCACGGTTTGCCCGTGTAATAGATATTGAGCTTGGCGTCGGTGGCCTGTTTTCGTGTGATGATTTCCATTTATGATTTCTCCTCGGGCGGGCAAGTTGGGGCGTTTGATTCCCGCTTGAGCGGGAACGCGCAGATACTATCATATAAACGCCTTATAAAACGGCGATTCGTACCCAAAAACCCCACCCGCAAGCCCCGTTTCATATCCTCTCTTACCTTTCTATATGATTATGTTTAATACTATTATTTACCTTATCTTTCCTCTTATATCCCTACCTTACAATATATTAGTAAAGGGTATTAAGGGTAAAAGGGTGAAAAGGATTAAACAATCAAGCACTTAGCGCACCCGGAACGTTAGCGGGTAGATTGCGGGCATTGCGGGCAACCGCGGGGCGTGGTTATCCAGGCGCTCCGAATCGCTCCGGAGTGGATCGGGCCGAAACGTGCCGCCGGCCAGCGTGTGAGGGAGTTTTTCCGAACTGGAATATTTTCCCAAGTGCATGTATCCTCGGGCGCATTATGACGCTCAACTCCAACCGCCAGCGATTCGTGGCCGCCCTCCTGGCCATGCCGACCTACAACCAGGCCGAGGCGTACATGCTCGCCTATGGCGTCATGGACCGACAACAGGCCGCGTCCAGGGCGTCCGACCTCATGAAGGTGCCCGAGGTGCGCGAGGCCGTCGACAAGGGCAAGGCGGCCCGCTTGGAGCGCCTGACCGTCACGGCCGACGACGTGCTCCGGGACGTGGTGCTCGGCCTGCGCGCCGACGCCAACGAGCTGGTGGAGCACGTGCTCGACTCGTGCAGGCATTGCCATGGCGACGGGCACAAATACCAGTTCACGCCGGCGGAGTTCGAGCGCGCCCTCGAGGCGTATCTCCAGGCCGACCGGGCCCGCAAGGGCGGCGCGCAAGATCCGCTCGGCCTCAAGTTCCTGGAAAAGCACGGCGCCAATGTCGGCTACGACCCGCGCCGGCCGCCGCACGAGGATTGCCCGGAGTGTTTCGGCCGCGGCGTCCCCGTCGTGCTGGCCAAGGACACCCGGTTCCTGTCCGACGCGGGCCGCCGCCAGTACGCCGGCGCCAAGGTGACGAAAAACGGGATCGAGATTCAGGCGCGCGACCGCGACAAGGCGCTCGACCTGGCCGCCAAGCACACGGGCGTGTCGAAAGAGACACTCCACATTGACGACGTGCGCCAGCTGCCCGACGACGAGCTCGCGCGCCGCACCGCGCAGGCCGAGCACCGGCTCCGCTCCGCCGGCGTGCTGCCGGGGGGCGACAAGTGACCCCGCCGCGCCGCACCTGGCGCACGGGCCGCCTCGTTGCCGAGTGCGTGGCCATCCCCGCCGCGCTGCTGCTCGTGGGCGTCCTGGCCGTGTGCTGGTGGCGTCCATGAGCGCGCCGGACACCTACCAGGAGAAATTGGCCTATCTGGCCCTCCTCGAGGAGCAAGTCCGCCGCGTCGAGCGCCGCAAGCTGTGGACCTACTACCCGCCCGCCGGCCCGCTGCGCCGCGAGCTGTACCCCAAGCACATGGCGTTTTTCGCCGCCGGCAAGGACCACCGCGAGCGCCTCATGTTGGCCGCCAACCGCGTGGGCAAAACGGAGGGCGTGGGCGTCTATGAGCTGGTGCTCCACCTGACCGGCTTCTATCCGGAGTGGTGGGACGCGATCGGCGGGCGCCGGTTCAATCGGCCAATCATGGCGTGGGCCGCCGGCGACACCGGCAAGACCGTGCGCGACATTCTGCAAACCAAGCTCCTGGGCATGTGGGGCTCGTTCGGCACGGGCGTGCTGCCGGGGGACTCGCTCATCGGCTACACGAGCAAGCAAGGCGTGGGCAATGCGGTGGAAACCGTCACGGTGCGCCACGTGAGCGGCGGCACGTCCACGGTGGTGCTCAAGTCCTACGACCAGCGCCGCGAGGCGTTCCAGGGCACGGAGGTGGACGTCATCCTCCTGGACGAGGAGCCCCCGCTCGACATTTACACCGAGTGCCTGCTCCGGACCATGACCAACAACGGCATGTTGATGCTGACGTTCACCCCGTTGATGGGCATGTCCTCCGTGGTGCTGGCGTTCCTGCCCTCGGGCTCGCTCGAGCAGGGCGCCGCGGCCGGGAAATTCGTTGTCATGGCCACGTGGGACGACGTGCCCCACCTGTCCGAAAAGGTCAAGGCGGAGCTGTACGCCGCCATTCCGCCATTCCAGCGGGACGCGCGCTCCAAGGGCGTGCCCCAGCTCGGCGCCGGCGCCATCTACCCGGTGCCCGAGTCGGATATCGTCGTCCCGGATTTCACGATCCCGGCCCACTGGCCGCGCGCCTACGGCCTGGACGTCGGATGGAATCGCACGGCCGGCATTTGGGGCGCGCTGGACCGCGAGGACCAAACGCTCTACCTCTATTCCGAGCACTACAAGGGCCACGCCGAGCCGGCCGTCCATGTGACGAGCATCAACGCACGCGGCCCGTGGATCCCGGGCGTTATCGACCCGGCCAGCCGCGGGCGCACGCAAACGGACGGCGCGCAGCTGCTCCAGGCCTACAAGGACCTGGGCCTCGACCTGGGCCTCGCGGACAACGGCGTCGAAACCGGCATTCATCGCACGTGGGAGCGCATGAGCGGCGGGCGCCTGCGCGTGTTCAAGTCCTGCCAAAACTGGCTGGCCGAGTACCGCATGTATCGGCGCGACGACAAGGGCCACGTGGTCAAGGCAAACGATCACCTCATGGACGCCACGCGCTACCTGGTGGCCTCGGGCCTGGACCGCGCGACCGTCAAACCCGTGGCGGCCCCGCTCGGCGGGGACGTCGCGCCAACTTCATTTTTTGGAATCGGCCTATGAGCACGCTGCAGCTGTGGAACGTCCTCGAGGACGACGACCAGGACGAGGTGCTCCACGTCGTCCCGCTGACCGACGCACGCGCCCACGTGGCCACGGTGCGGTGCTCGTGCAACCCGACGCGCCAGCGGGCCTATGGCGACGCCTACGTCCACAACAGCCTGGCCGAACCGCAACAAATTCATTGACACGCGGCAATCCCGTGTAGAATTTTCCGCATTGCATCTTTTCCGACCCCAAGCCATGAGCCAAACCGAACACAACACGCAAGCGGAGGCCGCCACCGAGCAGGGCCTCGAGCGCCCCGTCGTGGGCCAAGACCACCTTTCCCTGACGCTGCAAAGCCGGTTTGAAAGCTGGCTCCAGGCGCGCGAGCCGCAAGAGCTCGTGTTCAAAGACGCCTACGCCGACGCAATGCGGATCCCGCGCGCGGACGACACCAACGGCACCGGGGCGGCCAAGGCGCAGAAATCCAAGCTGTTTGTGGGCTCGACCCGGGGCAAGATCCGGAGCGCGCGGGCCAAGATCAAGGACTCATTGTTCGGCGCCGGCCGTATGCCGTTCGACACCTCCCCGACAAACGAGCAGCTCAAGGGCTACTCGGACACCATGGAGGCCGTGCTCGAATTCCAGCTCAAGGACATGAATTTCCGGGGCATGATGGGCGGCGCCGTCAATTCCCTGTGCACCTATGGCACGGGCGTGGTGTTCGGGCCGTTCGAGCGCACCAAGGAACACGTAACGGTGGGCCTCGTGCCGGACAAGGAAAGCGGCGTCCCGGTGCTGGGCGAGAACCGTTTCGAGTATCGGGCGCCCTACTACGAGCACGGCCCAACCATGGACGTCTACCCGGACCCGGAGGCCGAGGATACCCAATCCGGCCTGGGCGTGTTCTGGAGCAGCTGGAAACAGCAACACGAGGTCAAGAGCTGGCGCGGCCTGGACGGCTACAACGAGGAGGCGATCGACTACGCCCTGACCCAAGAATCCCGCTCGAGCAGCTCGCAGGGCTCGGACGCCACCAAGGATTTGCGCTCCAACGTCTACCGATTCAGCGCGGACGGCCGTATCCGCGTGCTGCGCTACTTTGGACGCGTGGACGCCGAGGCCCTGGCCGCCTGGACCCGCGAGCCGCTGCCGGAGGACCACCGCGAGGGCGACACCGTGGAGGCCGTCGTCATCATGGCCGGGGGCGTCGTCGTCAAGGCTGACCGCTCGCCCTACAAGTGCGGCCACCGCCCGGCCCTGCGCGCCGTCTACGAGGAGGCGGAACACGAGTTTTGGGGCGTGGGCATCGCGGAGAACAACGACCCGCACCAGCGCGTGGTAAATGCCGCTTTCCGCCTGTATATCGAGGGCAAGGCGTTTGCGCTGCTCAAGACTTTCTCGGCGGACGCCGGTTCATTCGAGCCGGGCGAGGACTTCAAGCTCTACCCGGGCAAGCGGTTCAAGATGAAAAAAGGCCTCACCCCGGACGAGCGCAAAACCGCGCTCCTGTGGCACGACGTCGTGGACGTCACGGCCGGGTGGGAAAACGTCATCGCCATGAGTGAGCGGTTTTCCGACGACGACACGGGCATTTCCAAGTACACCCAAGGCAACGACGCGGACCACCTCAACAAGACCGCGACCGGCATTTCCATGATTATGAACGCCGGTTCGCTGCCCATGAAAGAGGTTATCCAGAACATTGACGAAATGTGGA